CCTCTCATACTTAAAGTACCGTCTGTGCGTAATTTGTCGATTAAACTCATGTTATTTAATTTAATGTTTCGTATAAATATTTAATGGTTATGCTGCTTTGTAACTACCTTGTACTAGTGTTGAGCCAACCTTTTTACCATCCATGTTGATTGATGTATCTTTATTGTATAATCTGTCTACAGCCGCTCTTACCTCATTAATAGCAGCAATCATTGGGGTTAAATCAATTAAAGGCATTGTACCTCCACCATCACCACCACCTAAATCAGTACCAGCAAGTACAGTATCTTTATCATTTAATTTAATAGCGCCTTCTGGTGCTAATAATGTGCGTTTGCCATAACCTCCTTCTGACATTACGTCATCACCTGATAGGAATTTGTATCCTAAAGCGGCAACAGTAGCGGCTGCTGATAAACCTAGTGCCCAACCAACAACAGGAATCGATGATAATGACTTAATTACTCCCATCATTGCTGATCCTATACTTTTTAATAAATTACCTTTTTGGATTGCTGCTGAAGCTGTTTGAATACCTAAACTAACTTTTTCATATCCTGCTTTTATTCCAGCCCACAATGTCATTGCTTTTTGTTGAACCCATTCTTTAGCTGTTATACCAGCCATTATAGTTCTTCTAACTAAGCTTTTTTCATCTAAAGACAATGCATAAGCTTTAACACTAGCTATTCCACCTTCTGTAACTGCCTCTTTAAGTGCAATAGCATGATACATTGCTTTTTTAACTAAGCTTTTTTCTTGCAGTATATTTTGAATAGCTAAATTATTTCCTTGAAGGGCTAATTGAGCTGTTTTACCTGCTTCAAGTATATTTCCTGCCATCTGGAATCCTTTTATTATCAAATAGATACCTGAAATTACTTTCAATGCTGGTATCATTTTATTGATAATATTTAATCCTCCAGATAACAAGTCTATAAATCCTCCTAATGGACCTGCCATTAAATTACCAAATAAACTTTGTAATTTTTCTATAGCAGCATTAAACTTATCTTGTACATTTTGTCTTTCAAGTGCTTTTCTTGCTTCTTCCTCTTGTACTTGAACTAATGACTTACCACTTGCTAATGCTTCTTCTCTTTTTCTTAATGTTTCAGCTAACTGGTCTGAGGTCATGCCTACAGATTCAGCTAAAGCATTTTGTTGCAACCTATTCATTTTAGTAAACTCAGCTGCTGTACCTACATTTTTAGCTAATTCTTCAGTTAATGTTACCTGATCACCAGCTAAAGCAGCTGCTCTTGCTCTTTCAAGATTTAATTGTTTACCTAATAATAATTCTGCTTTTAATTCACTTTCAATTGATGAACTAAAATCAAGTAATTTATCACCAGCAGCAGCAACCTGCTCTAAGGTCATACCAAATGCCTTAGCAGTTACTACTGCTTTAGCAATTGTTTCTGGATTGTTGCCTAAGTTAGCTGCTAATTGGCCTGATATTTTAGAGGCTTCAGCAAGTGCTGCTTTAAAATTAATACCAACTTTAAGTTGATTTCTTGCTGCTGTTAATCCTCTAACAAATGATCTATATGTTTCTTCAGATGTTTTACCATTTAAAACAGCAAAACGTTGAATTTGAGCAGCTTCATCTGCTTGTAAGCCAACTTGTTTAGTTAACTTAATTTGAGTTGTAAGTTGATCTGCTGTAAATTCATATGCAAAACCAGTAACTTGAGCTAGTTGACCATAAGCTTCAACTAAATTTTTAGTAGTAACATTTAGATTATTAGTAGAAGATTCTATATCTGCTAAATTTTCTCTAAACCTATTTGCTCTATCTGCCCCATATCCTAATTGTTTTCCTAATTCAACTGATTGAGCGTTTGCTGTTAAAGCAGCATTAACAAAGAAATTAGCTAATTTAAGTAGTATAGTTAATTGTGTGACTGGGTCTTTTAATGCTTGGCCTATTCCTTGAATTAATCCTTTAGTTGCTGTAGTAACTACTTTCCATTTATCACCGGATTTAGCAGCATCCCTCATATCCTCTTTTAAGTTTTCAAAAAACTCACTGCTAATACCTAATTTACCTAAGGAACCTATTATACCATCTACTATTTTGCCTGATATTCCTAGAGTTTTATTTATTTTTTTTTCTTCTTCTTCTCTTTCTCTAATAAGTTTTAATAATTGTTTAATGTAGTTATTTTCATCATTTGTTAATTGACCATTTTTATCAATTAAACCATTTAGTTCTATTAATTGAGCAGCTTGTTTAGCTAATTCTTTATTTCTCTTCTGAGAAGCTATTAAAGAAAGTCCATCTGCAGACATTCCTTTAAATTTAGTGTCTAATTCTGCTTTTCTAGCTTTTAAATTATCTAACTCAATACGTGCTTTTTTTTCTAAACTTTGTAAATCTTTTCTATTTAAAATACTAATATCTTGATAATCATATTTTAATTTATCTGCAATTCCACCTAATGTTTTAAAACTTTTATTTATTCTAGCAGAAGTACTATCTATGTTTTTTAAATCATCTACAACATTTTTAAATTGTTGACTTAAATCACTAAATGTGCTATTCATTTCAGTAAAATGTTTTTGCGCATTTTTTAGTTCTCTATTAAATTCTGCAGTACTGTTTTTAACGTCCTCCATCCTTTTGCGAAGTTCGGTGGCGTTTAATCCAGAATCTCTAAGATATTGTTCAATTTGTTGTAATTGTTGTGGATCCATTTTTATTTGCTAGCTACATATAAATATTAAAAGCGCCTACTTTTTAGGCGCTTTAGCTACGTATGTTGGTGGTTTAGATGAAGCAATGTTTGGTCGTGATACCTCTTTACTCGATCTGTTTTTTAACATGTTTTGTTGCTTTTCAGCTTCTTCCTTTTGCTTTTCGTAATATTCTCTTAATTTTTCAAATGTAAACTTACGTAGCCAAAGAGGCATGTTATAAACAGTATCCCAATCGTATCCACCATTACCGTGAAATACTATTTCGTGTATTTGAGAAAATATAATAGGTCTATATTCCGGCGTCAGGCCAAAAAAAGTTAAGAGATATTGGAACATCTATGCCCTCCCCAACATAGTCTGGGTCATCTGGGGTAAATTTCATGTTGATATCAGGGGTAATTTTATTGTATTGTTGGCGAAGCGCTCTTGCATCTTTAGCAATTAAATAATTATCAACAAAATCACGGATATCTTTTTGGTCACGTTTACCTTCAACTGAAGTAATCATGTGTTTTAAACGTGTAGTAATGTCGTATGAGTTATTTGGATTAACTTTTTGCATACCCTTAATTTCAGCATCAATTTTCTGCTCATCATCATGCGTTAATAATTTGAAAGTAATATTATTGCCTGAATTTGGTAATGTAAAATTAAATTCGTTTATTCCGCGTTTAAATAATGATTCATCAACTACTTTATCTTCTAGTTTAGATAAATCAACAACATATTCTTTACCTTCATAAGTAATAGTGTAGTCTTTACCGTATCCTAAAATACGGGCAGCAATCAATATTGCGTTTTTATCACCAACTAATAATTCATTATAATCGATTGGTGTAACAACCAATGCTTGTAATAATTTATCAAGTACTACACCTTGACGGAGATAATTGACATTAGTAAGGATATCTTCTTCCTTAGCCGTCATGTACTTCATTTCAATTTGTCCCTTAGCTAGTGGTGATGTTTCGGGATATAATAATCCTTTGGATGGGAGCGAAACTGTTTCTGTTGGAATTTTTAATTCAGCCATAAACTTTTATTTGTTTTATATATATAAATATACGAAAAAAAAAGACGTCTGCAAAAGCAGACGCCTTAAAGAAAGAGATATAGAGGGGAATTAGAAGTTCAATACGCAATAATCCATAGCGATGTTAACGGTTAAGTTGATAGCTGCCTCGTTAGCCCAATCGTATTCACCGAAAGTAGCTGTTTTAACATAAGCACCTTTGATAATCCACTCACCTACGATATCGCCTACAGGACCTAAAATATCTAAAGTTAAATCTTTTTTATAGAAATCGGAGTAACCATCGCGTCCAGTTACTGATTCGTGTGCCAAACGAGCCCATTCCATTACAGCTTGTGCGCCTGATGGAGTTACTGGATCGTAAAGGCTTAATTGCATATCATTCCAACGTACTTTTCCTTTTACTTTACGGTATACGTTGATATGATCTAAGATAATTTCACCAGCTTCAAATCCAGGAGCAGCGGCTGCCTTAATCAAATATGCTGGGATACCATCGATGTACATGATAAACCTATTTTGAACTTTTGGTTCAAAAGCGGTAAACATGATTTCGTTAGCGTCTAATACTGCCATTTTATTTTGTGTTTAATTGCTATTAATAAATATTAGCAACTACATCCCCTTAGGCAGGGAATGTAGCGCCAGTTGGTTGTACGTTGAAGTTCAATATAATGAATTCAGCAGTCTTAGTTGGTTGGATATAGATCTGACCTACTAATTGGTTACGATCGATTACATCAGGAGTATTGTTTGATTCATCCATCACTACTTTGTAAGCGTATAAACCTTGACGTTGTACTACTGATTCCATGTATGGATTTACTTGGCTTAAGAAGCGATTACGAGTAACGTTAGTATTTTGTTCGAATACTAAGTTATTAGCTACTTGGCCGATGAAATCTTTTAATGCAATTAATAAGCGACGAACGTTTACGCGATCGAGAGCTGTTTGTTTTTTCTGTAATGTTTTCTGACCAAATACTACAACACCTTCTCCAGGGAATGTAGCTAATGGGTTAACATTTGCATCATATAATGTATCGCGATCGTTTTGAGTTAATTTTCTTTCAGCACGTAATACTGAAGGAACACCACCACGATTTAAACCAGCAGGAGCAAACCAGCTAGCAGCAACCTGATCGTTGAAGGCATAAACACCACCAATTACTGTTGATGGAGGAGCCCATACAGCCTTACCTAATCCAGAGCTAAATAACTGTACCCAAGGCCAATATGTTGCAGCGTAGTTACTGTTTTGACCAGCAGCAGCTGTTGCAGCTGTTGATACTACAGCACCATATAATTTAGTATCTACAACAGCAATTGCATCACCACGATCCTCACAAGTAGAGATCATAGTTGATACAGCACTATTATCTAAAGTAACACCTGGAGCTGTTAATACATTAAAGCGGAAATCATCTTTATTTGCTAATAAATTGAAAGCTGTAATGTAATCAGCTGGTTGGAAACCTTGAATGTTAGTTGCTGTGATATATTCGTTCATTAATTGTGCAAGTGAGGTAGCAGTTAAACCACCACTAAATGAACCACCATATGATCCACTTCCTAATGCTGGTAAACTACCGCTTAATGAACCTGATTTAAAGAATCCGTTATTATCAATTGAATCAATTGTTGGATTTACTGATTTAATACGCACATACTGAGAAGCATTAGCGTAAGAACCAGTAATATCAATATATGGCTCACCATCAACATCTAAACGGAACATTGGTTTATAATCACCAATTACACGAGAGATAAAGTTTGGTAAAGCTGGGTCTAATGATAAATTAGGCCATGTTTCTATATAGTTAGGTTGAGCAGTATTGTCATTACCTTGACGAATAGCTAAGGTAAATGTACCACTACCAGTACTTACTTGCGTAATTTCCCAACGAACGTTTACTGTACTACCACTAGCTAAAGCACCTGCTGATAAGCTAGAGGTGTTATTCATTACATTACCCCATGCTAATGTTTCAAGTACAAATGCATTTCCAGCATCGGATGTATTAGTACCACCACCTAAAGTAAATAAAGTAATAAAGCTTGAAGCCGATCCAGTTTGGAAAGTAAATCCGTTTACTGTTGTACCTGCTACTGAACCAGATAATATAATAGTAGTTGCTGTGTTGGTTGCTTTAAATAAATCATAGCTTGAACTAGCAGCTGAACTTGATAAAGCACCGTTAATAGATCCAGTT